TACGCATTCCGTAATATAGAACGACCAGAAGGATCGTTGTTAATAGCTGTAGTGCGATAATATAGAGACTTACGAGTAGGAATGTAGCTAGTATTGTTAAACCCTGACCCTTCTTGGTGAACACCTAAGACATCACCAGTCTTCTGGTCTACATCAAACTTAGAAATAGTCCAAGGCGCACGAGAGGCAATCTTACGTACACCAATACGTCCATCGGTAAACTTAGACCGTGACTTGTCTGAACGACTGGTTGGGCTACCTCTACGCTTATATACCACCTCAAACCAAGCAAAGCCATATGTCAGGGACGACAAAGCCTCTGAGATGTGATCATCTAGAGTGTGATCCATATCCTCAAAGATAGTCTTTACAAAGTCAGCTTCACGTTGTGCTGCAGGGGTATCGTTAGCTGGCATAACCTTAATGTCTACGTCACGTAGTACCTGTTCTGTCGCATACATAACAGCACCAATAGTACTGTCGTTGTCACGCATCTCACGATACTTACGGATAGCTCTCTTGCCACGAAGTTCTGGTAGAAACTCATCTGCACGGATTTGACCGTTATGTGTATTGTCACCTGCAATCCCTAGAATCTGGGTTGCTTCCGTTTCTGAAAGTTTCTTTGCCATCTTATTAAATTAAACCCTTGGCACTGGAGTACGCTAGTTTTAGTTGTGGTTTTGCGTATCCGTTAAGTGAGAGGTCGGTTAAAGCCCAAACTAAAGCATCAAGACGGTCTGGTGAGCCTATCGACCCTAAAGGTTCCCACTGTACCATCTGATCTTCTAAATCATTTAATCCCCGTACATGCCGAACCTTGTTTTGTTCGTATAGTGCAGATACAGGTTCAGCCCGTGCCATCTTCCCCCTAGAAGCGTGGACGAGCTTTACAGGAACTGTTTCATCCTCTGTGTGTAGTGTATGGCGTACCATATCACCACCTTGGTTACGTTCAGCTACAATACGATCAGCCATGTGATCTCTATATAACTGTATAGCTTTGGATGCCCATTGTTGTGGTGTATAACGACCAGTATGGTCTTCTAGCACATAGGCTGTTCCATTTACGTCAATCCCTGCTACGACAATACCTGTCATGTCTGATTCTGCATTAGCAGTGACAGCAGGGTCGATGGAAATAACGATACGACTAAGTTGTGGTACTTCGTCTTTCTCAATCTCGCATTTAGCTAAGAGAGTTCTGTTCCATAAAGCACCCGATGCTTCGTCAAGTATTTCGGCATAAAGTTCTTGGCGACCAAGACGTGTACCTTCATAGGTTTTGCGGACTGCATCAAGGAAAGTGTCAGCAAGATTAGCAGCATTATCATACGTACTGCCTGTACTGATCGTCGTCTTTTCATCGTCTAGGATTGTTCTTATTAGTTTTGTAGTCTTGGGGGTAGTAGTCACAAACACTTTAGGGTGTTTACCTAGACGTAGACCAAACATCATCATGTCCCAAGTGTCTTGGGCATTACGCCAAGCACAAAGCTCATCACACCATGCACTGTAAGCCTGTGGGCCACGAAGACGTTCTGGGTCTTCTGCTGAGAAGAATACGGCTTTACTGCCGTTCTCCCATGTTAAGCTATTGTTTGTGGGAGACCAAACAGGATAACCAATGTGTTTACCACGATATGTCTCATCACCACTCCAACATACACTTAAAAGACCAGAGTCACCTTCAACCATAACTCTTCGGACATCACCTTTTGTAGGGGCGACACAGTGTACAATTTTGTCACCGCTTCTAATCCTATGGCGAACCCACTCTGCACCTGCTCTAGTCTTACCCCAACCACGTCCTGCCAAGGCGACCCATGTGTTCCATGTACCTTCAGGCTCCAGTTGCTCAGGTCTAGCCCAAAATCCCCAGTCATGTCTTAGCTCTTCCGCTTTCTTTGGGCCTAGCTCTTTCAGAATAGCAGCTACTTCCTCATCAGGAAGGTCTCTTAAGATGTTAGCTGTTATCTTCGCTTGGGGTTGCATCTGATTCTTTCGGGTTCAGTCTCAGGGTTTATTAAGACTCTTCATTAGATTCAGGCTTAGTCTTTCCTAAGAGGGTAATTAGGGAGTCAATAGCTGATTCATCAGTGTCAGGGTCTTCTGATAGTTCCTGCTCGTTTACTGTAGATGTAGGAGACCAACCACCTTTACTACGTAGGAATAGTTCTTGAGACTTAAAGTCACCGTCAATAGCCTGTTGTATAACGACAGAACCTACTTGACCTACAATATCAGCTTTAGTGTCAGCTATATCTTGTCCATATAACTTATAGAAGGTAGCTGTAGAGCTAGGGGCATTCTGATACTTCTGAATAGACGCAAGGATATCTTTAACAGACACACCACTACGTATGCCCTCTTTAACCTTCTTGGCTATAACTTCACTATATGGGATTGCTGGGATCATTTGTATCACGACAAGAATAAAGTATATTTAGTAGTCCCCACCCATCGGCAAAACCATACTCTGCTTAACCAACTTGGAAAGTTACGTCTTGGTTGAGTGAGAACGACAAAACATACTATAGTATTACTTATGTAGTAACTTAAGTATATATAAACTATAAAGTATATATAACTAGATAGTATATTAAACTATAAGAAAGTATCTTATGTATATACTTAAGTATAGTGTCTTCACATATATATAAGTGCTTTTTTTTGAGTTTGTAACACTAAAAATTAAACTTTTTTATAAGCTGTTGTTTTCTAACGAATCTTTTTTTGTGGTTTGTAGGTGATTCTTAAGAAGGTAGCCGATGTTGTCAACATTTGTTACAACTTTGTCTTATTTTGTTATATGCGACAGGATGTCACACTTGTACCTTTTTTCTTATGTTGTAGATGTAGGGGTATACACCACCACCCGAATCAAGTTGCGTATTATACCAAGGGTCCCATCGAATGTCAACACCTAATTACATTTTGTAACAATTCGTGATCATTCTGTCGTTATGTGACATTTTTGCAACACTTTGGTAATAAATTAGGGCTTGACAAAGAAAAATACTTGACACTCAGGGCGAATCGGCAGCACCCATACGAATCGTTTGTGATCACAAAAGAAACAACGCAAGAATATTTGTGATCACAAAAATAAATCTAGTGAATTGTAATTGTTATATTATAACATATGTCCAGACAGCCAATATAAAGGCCCGTGAATAGGGCAAAATAAATCCCGCTGGTGACATACCAACGGGACTCAATAGGCTATTCTATGGACGTTGTTTACGCCTTTAACACGTCCAAATAATCCGCAAGTGTTGGGTCGTGAACAAATCCCGTTGTGTCTTCATATGCATTGGCTTTGGCATACAAACCAACGTAAACGCCTTTTGGATCAAGAAACCGCAAATCATGGGAGTCGCCGTCAATCATTGGCTTTCCCTTCCATGTCTTTGGCTTTGGTTGTCCCTTCTTAAGGCGCAACACGACAACACAATTTAAACCGTTATCAAACGCCTTTTGTTCATCCGTTCCCGTTGTCGTTTCTGATACAGAATAACAAAGCGAATAGTTTGCAATGTGATCCACGTTGCGTTTCAGACTCTTGGTATAATCCCAAAATTGTACGTCTGGATTATCCGTGAACAATTCAGGCCAAAGTGTTTCAAACTGTAAATCCGTTGTGCCATTGGGCCGCAATGCTAGTGGGACTCCAAGTTTGAACGCCTTGACTCTAAGGGAGTCTATTTCCCGTTGTGCCTTGGCCTTGAATTGATCCCTATGTCTAAACCAAATCAGAGTCCTAATAACACGGGCGACATGGACGTGGTGAACGCCGTTATTCACCATATGCAATTGCCCGTGGCCGCTAGTGGTTAGACAACCAAGGCCACAACCAAGAGTCGCCGTTGCGCAAGTGTTCTTAAGACTAGCGAAAGAAGGCGCACCATAAATTGCATTGGCTAGATATTCGACTCCCGTCTTTGGTTGTTTCTCTAATTTGGGACTCGTGGTGAATATCTTTGGCAATTTTGACCAAACAAGCGTCCCGTCTTTGCGTGTCGCATTGGCTAGTTTGTCGTTAGCTTGTTTGCGTACCGTTTGCCAGAATGGTGAATTGTAATGATCACGCAATTGGGCGTTTGTGGATTGTGCAATGGCCTTAGATAGTCCGTTCAAGATATTGGTTTGTCGTGTCATTATTTCAGCCCCTTTTCAGCGTGTTGGATTAGTCGGTTGGTATAGTCGTTGTCGATATAATCGGAAACAATTTCATCTGGCAAACGATCATAATCTAAGACAATCGCAATCCCGCCCAATTCCCGACTCGTGGTTAAATCCACAAAGAACACTTCGGAACAATCGACCCCAAAAATTGTATCTAACAATTCGGCTTCTTTTGTTCCGTGATAAAGTGTTTCACCGTCAATCGCACAATCAACACGAATTGAAACATAAGGATCAATTTTGACTTTGCGGATCATTTTGCGAATGAATGATTTAGCTTGTTTTTCGTGTTTCATTTTCTTTTCCCTTCTTAGTTATAGAAACCAGAGTCTTCGTTATTGATTAGGCTGATATGATATCCGCCCACGTTAGGCACAAAGATTCCAAATCCATCGCTGTCTGGTGCAATGCCATACGACCATTTTCCCAATAGGAACACGATTGCCAAAAGTTGAATTTTCAAGGTTAGTTTTAAGACTAGGTTTCCCATTATACTGACTCCACGTTGGTTGTGATGTTGTTCACGATTGTGAATTTATACTGATTATAAACTTGCCAGACATAATATTTGATCAATGCATATTCTTTCGATGATCCGTCAAAAATGCCTAGCGCATTGGCGATGCTGTTTGCGCTATAAAAGTCGTTGCCTTCTTGCATGGCTAATTTTGCCATATATTGGGCGTCCATCCGCAATGCCTCTAAACGGCGGTGTTCCAAAGTGTCGACATAGTCATACAACGGGCGCAATGGGATTGTTTCACCACGGGCAAACTTGCGAATATCTTTGCCGATTAGGTCAAATAATTGGTCGTGATCAACTTCGATATTCGTCCCGCCGTAAAAGTATCCAGAGTCTTTAATCATTGAATAATCCTCTAAGAATATACCAAACCAACGTGCAAAATATTCGTCTTTGTTGTTTTCGTATACTTCGGAAAAGTCATTAATGTAGCTTGCCTCTAACATTGATTGCGCCAATGCATAACAAAGACTCGCCGCAAGTGGATTGTCTCTAAATAGAGTCTTAAAGAACTGTTTCTTTTCAGCTTGCCAGATATCGTATTGCATTGTGCCAATTTCGATAAAGCTAGGAGTCGTTGCGAATTGCATAGCTTGCGCAACGGAATCAAATCCCGCCACTTCTTGAATTTTTGTGATTGTTTCTGCGAATTGGTTTGTCATGTCGTTTCCCTTCGGGGTTGGTTGTTGCCGTTGACGTAGCTAGTCCAAATTTTCGGATAGCTTGTCAAGAGTACAAAAAGAGAACATCGGCAAAAAACCTTTTGTGACGTTACGTCATTACAACTTATAGGTTAGCCAGGTTAGTTTATTTTACAACTTATAGGTTGAATAGTTTAGTCATTAAACAATCGGAACGAAGGGGGAACGAATCGTGAATCAATAGTGAATATTTGGCCTAATTTTTAGCACAACTAAAAAGTGTATTGACGGACAGAATACCGACTTTGCCATAATCGAATCAAATAACAATATTTCGGATTCTAATTGTACGGATTCCGAACGGAGTCGAACTATGCGAGTCAATCGTAAACAATTGTATACCGAATCACTTGGCTGCAACATTGCAAGCGATTCTACAAGCGGTGAATCGAGTCAATCGCAAATTCATACGAATCAGTATGTAATTTTACCACACTATCCCAAATTCCTTGTCAACTATCCTTTTGTGCCATTGACAGCAAATTCGGATATACGAATCACTACCCGAATCGGTACATATCCGAAATATCCTGTCAACCTATACTTTCGTATTATTGACCTATCCTTTGGTATAGCGAACCTATCCTTTCGTATTGATTCGGTCAAATTCGGATATACGACTGGAATTTTGGGTAGTACCCCCTCCAGTGGAAATAAGGAACCCCCCACAGTGGAAATTAAGAGTTGACCCCCACAGTGGAAATATGGTATTGATTCGTTAGACCCCCGCAGTGGAAATATAGAAAGGAAAATAAAATGGAAACCATCATCAGACAAATCAAAGAGATCGACAGCGATCTAAACAATGTTATCTGTCGTGCAGAAGAGTGTCGTAAGGATGCTGAACGTGGGATCAACGTAAACCACAGTTCTGATTTCTCGTGGACTAAAGAAGACAAACTTAAGAGTTTGTTTGAGTATCTGGAAGATGCCAAGAATGATATTGACCGTCTGAAAGATGATGTAAAAGTTATCAGAGACTACTTGACTA